AGATTAACGCTGGCAGCACTACGCCAGAAAAAGTGCAGAGCAAAATTGACGCAGTCATCAATGGCTACAGCAAATCTGAATTAGGAAAAATTGATCCAGAAGCAATGATCAAGTTCCGCGCCACTATGTTGACTCATGGCAACACGGTGATGAATAAGGCATATGAAAAACAAGCAGAGCAACAACAACAACTTAAGCTAATTGAATTTGATCTTGATTTTTACAACAGAAGACAAATCATAAGAGCTGAGCTTGAAAGAGGTTTCTGGTCGCCAACAAAAGATCAAGTTGGAACAATTGAAACTGATGACTTTACAAAGCCAAAAAGATCAATTGCAGACCTTATTGATGTGCATCGCGCAAGCACGGCTTACAAAGCAGCAACACTGGGTGACGCAAGAATACAAAAAGAATACAGCGACAAATTTGAAAAAATGGTCAGCGAAGAAAAAATCAATGTTGGCACCAGCTTAGTATTGACCGAAGAGTTTATGGCCAACCCAAACATTGGCACTGAGAGAATTTTAAAAGGTGACCTCGGAAAATATTCAGCTGTGTGGCAAGGCATGACCGAAGCTGAAAAGAAAGCCGTGCGCGACAATTTTGGTGCGGCTGTATCTGCCCGTAAGCAAGGTATTACAGATAATTTGTTTGCGTCTGAGCAGCAAGGCAATACCATCTTACGCAAGATTTACATGGCGAAGACTCCATCTGAAATGAATGGTTTGTTTCAGCAGCTTGATGGGTTGCCTGTTTCTCCATCGTTAATCAGCTCGGCCCGTTCTTTCATAACAGAGTTTTCTAAACCCGCTGAAACGCAAAACAACCTTGCCGCGCTTGGCAAAGCGTATGCCCGTATTGCTATAGGAGCGGCAACGGTGACGGAAATTGTCGGCGGCCCTTTTACTCAAGAGACAAAAGAAAAACTGATAGCGATGGTGGTTAACCCAAACAACACAATTAACGCTGGCGTAAGAAGAATAAATTCACAAGTAGGCATTCAAGAGTCTGGCCTGCCACCTGAGTTTGCTGATGCCAAAGCAAGGGAACTGGCCACCGCAGTACGCAACGATTTAACGCAACAGCTTTATGATTTTTCTACCACTGCTGGCGCAAATGGTCGGCCCCCTGATAACGATGCAATTTTGAAAAAAGGTGTAGAACTTGCCGCGCAAGCAAAAAGCAGAATGTCTGGTGCATTTTCAACCATAGCAGAAACTGCTAGAAAATCAGCAGAGAAAATGCTGCCTGAATTATCTGGCGTTGATTTAAATAATCAGGCTGCTGTAGATGCCGCAATTGCAAAAGCTGTAAAGAGAGGGGCCAAAGAAAACAGTGTAAATCCAGCCCGTAATGCAATTGAAAACTACCGCAAGAACAAAGCACAAGTTGAGGTCGCAAAATGATCAGCAAGCAACCCACGATTGATGACATCTACAACTTTGACGCATACATCAGCACGCCCGGTGTTCGCGAAGGGTTGATGCAGCGAGCCACGCTTGATGATGCAGAGTTCACGCTTGAAGACACAGACGATGGCCAAGCAATGTTTTTCAATACACCGCACGGTGAGCAGATGTTTGTTGGTATGCCAGAGAAGACCATGCCCGGCAGACAAGAGGGCGATGTGCTGATGGCTGCAGGCCCAAGCCAGACCGTGACAGACTCAGCTCCGCCAATTCGTGTTGGTCGCGCTGGCGTGCCCTTCAAGGGGCCAAGTATGAGTGACATCACAATACCTGCCAAGTACATGGCTGACATGTTTGCTGGAACCTTTAAAGGTGTTGTGCAAGGTTTTACTGGGTTGCCCGGAGAGATTGAAGCATTTGCATACGGTCTAAAAGAATTGGCCGCAAGGAATGCTGACCAGTCTGCGTTAGATGCTTTTATCAAAGGATATGAGCAAAAAACAATTTTGCCAAAAACCGAAGAGGTCAAAGCATGGCTTGATAAAAACGTGGGGACTGCAACTTCATATGAAAATCCATTTGAAACTGTAGGGGAAGTAGTGGCCCCCGGCGGGCAAGTCAAAGCTGGCAAAGCTATCGTCAAAGGCACGGTGAGTGCAGCTAAAGCGGTTGCCCCCGAAGTTGGACAGGCGGTCGCCAAGAGCATGGAAAAACTTGGCACTCCATTGCAGATGAATATTGTGGAGCCCGGCCCATCATCAATACAGAAGCCGGTATTAAACAGACAAGAAAAAGCCGTAATCAGTGCTGGCGCTGGGCGCAAAAAGCTAGTACGAGATGAAGCAACAAAACTTGCAGAAACCTTGAAGTCCAACTACCCAGAGGGGGATGGATGGTCGCCAATAGAAATTGGAAAAGTAGAACAAAAATTTGATAAAGCTGGCAAGTTTGTAAAAGTAGAAGTTGATCCAAAGGCTATTGCCTACGACTTTCACACACCGCCAGAAGGCGTGCCAGAAGAAGCATGGCAAGCCACAATGTCATCGCGTATTTTGGATGAGGTGCAGATTGTTGTTGACCGAGCTGCAGCTGGTGATAAAGCCGCCTTAGATATTTTGGCAGAAGCTAGTTGGTATCGAACTATGCGGGACAGGCTGCGCGCAGAGTTTGGTGGCATTGGTGATGTATTTGCGGATGTCTTAGGTACAACCTCGGCACAAACAGATGTTCGTCAAAACTTTAAAAACGCAGTGACGGTTCTTACAAAATTCAGCCGTGGCGATTACGATAAAACGCTGGCAGCTTATGAAGCAAGAGTTGCTAAAGGGCAGCCAGTAGATCCCGAAACCTTAAGCGCTTTGGACAAAGCCGGTGATTTTGACTTAATTAAAAATGATGCCGGTAAATTGTTTAATACAAATAGCCCGGCAACCATGGGCGCTTTGCTAGACATGTTCCGAGCAATTAAAGCTGGAGATTCTCCAAAGACTCCAAACTTTACAGGCAATTTAATTGGCTTGACTAATGAGGCAACCATTGATGTCTGGGCCGCTCGCATGTTGCGCAGACTGGCTGATTTACCAAGAATACCTCCACCAGCAGAAAAAGGCGTTGGTGGTGCCCATCAAAAAGGATCAACATTATTTGAGCCAAAAGTAAGTGGTGAATTTGGCTTTGGCCAAAATGCATTTAGAGAAGCGGCTGACGAAATAAACAAAAGCGGAATTATTAAAAATATTGCCCCAACCATTGGTGACCTTGGACCAGACGACTTGCAAGCAGTTGCATGGTTTATTGAAAAAGAAAAATGGACAAACAACGGCTGGACAACAAAAGCCGGTGAAGGTGGCTCGCTTGATTACGAAATGTCATTGGCTGGCGCTGCTGATCAAAGCCGCATCAGTGATTTAAGAAAAGGAATAAACAAGTCATTTCAAGGGCCAGCCCGGCGCAAGGGTGAATTGGAAATGGGCGAGCAAGCTTACGAGTATCGTGTCAACCCATTGCGAGAGCAAGACCTTGCAAACAAAGAAGCCATGCGGCAAGAGCTTTTGCAATCCAAGGCCAGCGTTGATCGTTACACGCTTGGCGTTTCTGGAGAGCGGCCCGGCAAACCAATGAGCAACTATGCGCAGGCCGAGCTGGCCGCTGAATTTGATGACGTTGTGCGTGATGACGCAAGTGTCGTCACATATAACTTGGCCAACACATATGGCTCCTTTATGGGCGATACAGAGCGAGCTTTAAATGCCGAATTTGTTGTGCGTCAGAATTTCAATCCCTCATCGCTTGAACGTCGCATGGTTGAGCAAGGCAAGACCTACGACCAAGATGCTGTCTTTATTTCTAAAGTAGTCCCAGATGGCGCAAGTCCAAACGCAAGACCCGGCGTTGAAATTTATTTCAAGCAGAAGATGAGCCCAGATCAAATGGCGGCGGTCACAGCAAAGCTGCGCCAGTATGGTGTTGATGGGTTTACTTATGTAACAGACATGCGATTCAATGACCGTATCAATGTACAGGCTCGCGCAGGTGGAGCTGAAACTGCAGGCTTGAATGGACTACGTTTTCAGTACATTCCTGAATTTGATGATGCGTTCAGCGCGGCTGATCAGGCCAAAATCATGCAAGAAAAAGAAGATCTGTTCCAAGACATTGTTGGCGATATAATCAAAGAGGGCAACGTGTCTGATGCCCGATTGGTTTTCTACGACACCAAGGTCTACTTTAGGGGTGATTACGATGAGTACCTTACAAGAACAGCTGGACAGGCTAATCCAACGCAAGGGGGAGCAAGACCCACTGGTGCAGATGTTGCGCAACCAAATACAAGCGGAGAAGTCGGGCAAGACTTCACAAGAGCTGTATCTAACAGGCTCCGTAAAAAAGCAGCCAGCAGCAAATCCACAACAGTAAAACGGGGCGGTGCCGCTCCAACCTCTGGAGCTAAATAATGGCCATACCACCACTTGAAAGCCGCTTAAGCGACATGATCGCCGACAAGCAAGTCGGCATGCCAGCTGAAGTGCCTTTGCCATTATTGCCAGAGGAAGCGCCTGTTGAAGAGCCGGTGCAGGTAGCTGGCCTTGGCAATGTTTTTAAAGTACTCAAGCAGTCTGTCAAGCCAACAAAGCAGCTTGCACCAAACGCTGCAGAGCAAGCTGTTTTTGATGCAGCGCAGAAGACGGTTACCGACGCGGCCACCAAGGTACAAAAAGAATCTGTGCCGGGCGCTGTGCAAAAAATCAAAAAAGCTCTTACGCCAAAGCCAGCGCCAGCTCAACCGCAAGCAGTGCAGCCATTGCCGCCTGCTACCCCAGAGCAAATGCAAGCAGCAATCCAAGCTACTTTTGAGCCGGTATCCCAGCTGGCTGATGAGGCCGTGCCGGGTGTGTTTATTGTCCCAGCTGATGAAGCGCAGACAATCAAGTTCCTGTCTGGTGCCGACACGCCAGCCATTGGCATTGACTTCAACCTAAACAACATTCAAGCGCCGGAAGATATCGACAAGATGATCGATGCCACCAGCAAGGTGTTTGCCAAACAGATCGACGCGGAGAAGCGCGGTGTGCTGGGAGATGAAGCGCTCAAAGACATGGCTGCCCGATTGAACATTGCGCCTGAGTTGTTACAGGCCCGGTCTGGCGCAACCTTTAACGCAGAGCAGCTGCTGGCCGCACGCCACTTGCTGGTCAAGTCTGCTGACAACTTAGGCAAACTGTCTGACAAGATTAAAGCAATGCCTGTTGGCACCGAGGATGACAAGCTGCTGCTTGAGTTCCGCAACTCATTGGCCACACACGCGGCCATCCAGATGCGGCTCAAAGCAGCTCAGACTGAAACTGCTAGAGCTCTGCGTTCTTTTAGGCTGCCGGTTGATGGCAGCACTGGCCTGTCCGATCCCAACCAGATCAACATTCTGTTGCAAGAGATGGGTGGCCGAGCCAACCTAAAGAACTTGGCAGATTCTTACAGCAAGTTATCAATGGATCAGCAGGCTAGATTTACAGAGCTGGCTGGTGGCACCACCAAAAAGCTGGGAGAGATCTGGCAAGAGCTGTATTACTCATCTTTGTTGTTGTCGCCTGCGCCAATTGAACGGGCATTCTTCGGCAACATTGTGATGACGCTGGCTCGCCCGTTTGACACTATCTTTGCGGCCACCGCTGGCAAAACAATAGACAGGGTAATCACTCCCATCTTTGGCAGCAAGAGCAGCGACGAGGTTATGGTCAGCGAGGCCATCATTGAAATGGCTAACTTCTTTACCAGCCTGCCCAAGGCCGTAAAGGCTGCGTCTCAAGCGTTTGCAACTGACACCAGAGTCTATAAAGCTGGCCGCGATATGGACAAGATGCCAGACCCAGCTATATCGGCCAAGCTGTTTGCTGACCCGGAAAGCCCCACGGCGCAGGCGGTGGACTTCATGGGAAAGGCTGTGCGGTTGTGGTCGCGTGCAATGTTGGCCGCTGATGAATTCAGCAAGGCCCAGCTGTCCACCATGGAAATTCGCAGGCAGGCTGCTCGCGAGGCATTGATCGCCATGGACAACGGGGTGAACGTGAACGCCGCGCTGGATGGCATGGCTATGCAGATCACAAGCCCTGATGCGCGAATCATGGAAAAAGTCAACCAAGCTGCTACCGAAGGAACGCTGCAGTCTGACTTAGGTTCTTTTGGTAATGCGTTGCAAAAATTCCGAAATGATGCTGGCCCAGTTGGTACAGTGCTGGCCCCGTTTATTAAGGTGGTGATCAACTCACAGAAGCAAATGCTGGCGCGTACGCCGGTTGGCCAGCTGGCGCTCAAGGAGATCCGCGAAGACATTGCCGCTGGTGGCGCTCGCCGTCAGATGGCACTGGGCAAAGCCAGCATGGGCGCGTCGTTCATGGGCTTGGGTTACTACTTGGCGCTGAATGGGACATGCACTGGGGCTGGCCCAACTGATCCAAACCGCCGCAAGTTCTTAAGCGAAAACACTGGATGGCAGCCGTTCTCTTGCAAGACAGGGGAGGATGAGAATGGCCGCGCTGTCTACCGCAGCTACGCAGGTCTTGAGCCAATTGGCGGCATGCTGGGTATGGCCGCAACGCTTGCAGAGATCGGCGCTGTGTACGGCAAAGAGGACGACGACGAATGGCACGACCTGCTGCTGTATTCGACTTTGCTGCCGTTCAAGTACATTGGCGAGCTGCCGTTTTTAAATAGCTTGTCAGACTTCACCACCATGATTGAGCATGTCAATCGAGATCCAAAAGGTGAATCAGCTAATGCGGCAGCGGTCAAGTTTTTTGGCAGCATGAGCCAAAGTTTTGCTGGGGGTGTGGTGCCGGTGCCGGTGCCGGGAGCCGCCAGCTTGCGCTTGATTGAAAACATTCTTGATCCAGAAAAGCGCTCGGTGTCCCCAGACCCGACCTTGCCAGCTGAAACCAAATACATTGACTTCATGTTCCGCAGCTGGGTGTCAAAGATGCCATTCTTTTCAGGCAGCCAAGCGGTTGAGCGCAACTTGTACGGGGACGAAATAACGGTTGGTGAGACTGGGGCAATGAACTTGGTCTTTCCATTCAACAAGAAGGCTCGAGATCTTGATCCGATTGACAGCAAAATTCTTGAGATTGCTAGAGCTCGCCAGAAGATGCCTGTCAACAAGCCCGGCAACGTAGTTGCCAACATTCAGCTTACTGATGCCGAGCGTTCAGACATGCTGCTGTTGATGAACAACACAATCATCAATGGCACCACTATGAAAGGCGCGTTTGCCGAGGCCTTGGTTGCCCCTGAGTTTGCTGACCAAATGAACCGTGGTGCCTATGAGGGAATTGCCGGGAAGTTGTCTGGCATTGTCAGCGACTACCGAGATGCGGCTGTGGCCAACCCCGTGTTTGCCGCCAAGTATCCAGATGCAGCTGCGCAAATTGCCCGAAACAGAGAGCTTGCCTTGCAGCAGTATCAGCGAATCAAGCGCGAACCTTTGGCCGTGGACTGAAACAGATTAAAAACGTACAATTTCCAACAGGAAGGATTGCATCATGCCAGTGCCTATTAGTAACGTAACCCGCCGAGCAGTGTATGCGCCAAGTGGCGCTGGTGGCGCTGGACCGTATGCGTTCACCTTTGAGATCTTGGCCAACACCGACATCGCCGTCTTCAAAGACGATGTGCTGCTGACGTTGACCACCCACTACACGGTAACCATCAACGCGAATGGCACCGGCTCGGTGACCATCACAGCGACTGGCTTGGCGCTGTCACCAACCTCTCCAACCCAGTACGCCATTGTCGGCAACCGCACTATCTCCCGCACTACTGACTTCACCACGGGGGGCGACTTCTTTGCCAACACGCTCAATGACGAGCTGGATCAGCAGACCATCTTTGCGCAGCAGAACTCTGAAGGCTTGAATAGAGCATTGACAGCGCCACAGACTGATCCAACCACCATCAACATGGTATTGCCATTGGCCTCATTGAGGGCTAACAAGACTCTTGGCTTTGATGCCAATGGCAACCCTACTTTGGGTGAAACCCTTGGCACCAACCGTGGCAACTGGGCAGCCAGTACGGTGTACTTTGTGCGAGACATTGCAAAGGACACCACTACAAACAACATCTTCCAAGTAATCACAGCACACACTTCAAGCGGGGCTTTGCCGATTACCACCAACGCTGACTCTGCAAAGTGGACACTGCTGGTGGATGCGGCATCTGCGACCACATCGGCTGCAGCTGCTGCGTCATCTGCATCAGCGGCCAGCACATCA